TCACTCATTTAATATAATCCCTTAAATAAGAGATTTTACTTATCTTTAGTGTTATCTTTTTCAGGTTGTGTGCTATCGCCTTCAATAATCTCATCTTCTTTTTTTCTATTTAACATTTTCTGTAATTCATTTGTAGAACCTACAAACAAAGCATTTTTTATATTAGCTGTTGTTTTACCAGGTACTTCTTTTAAATCTTTTAATTTTTTTTGTAAGTCTTGAAGTTTATCTACAGTTTGTGCAACTTGACCTATCAATTGACCTGCTACCTCATATGCTCTAGGGTGTTGGCCTTCTTTTGCAATATCAAGTATGCCCTCAATAGCTTCGTTACCTTTATCTATTAGATTGTAATAATTATCTCTACTATGAGAATAATCATTATCTATATCATCTTTTGTATCGTCAATTTTTCTAGGTACAGGAGCTGGTTGTTCAAACTCTTTTAAAGAAAACTTTTCTTCTTTTTTTTCTATACCTAAAATATCATTTACATTATCTTCTAGTTTACTCATCTGTATCAGTCTTAGGGTTATATCGTTTACCATCCGTAAAGGTCGATATTGTTGTTGTAAATCCAAAATCATCATCTGCGTCAGCAGTCGTAGGATTAGGTGTAATTACAATTCTTTCATCTCTTGCTAAAGGTGTATCTGTATCTACGCCTAAATCAGCCTGTACATTTTTAATAACACCTTGATTACTCATAGGTCCATATAGATAAGTCTTAGCAGTAAATTGTAAAGTGTAAACAACAGCTCTTCTAGTTGTAAAGTCACCACTATATGTATCTTCATAATTTACACTATTTAAAATAATAGGTATATCTCTTTTAATTTGTAATTCAGGTACAACATTCATTGTAACTGTATATTCTGGTTGAAAGAAAGGTAAAATTTGTTCTACTATTTGTAAACCATTTTCAGCAGTTGCTGTAAAAGAATATAAACTAAAATTAATATTATAAGGCACAGGTGTATAATTAAAATTTAATTTTTTACCTTCTTCTCCTGATTTTACTCTAATAGTTTTATTCATTTTATTAAGTTTTCTACTAGCGTCATAAGATAAACCAGTAATTTCAAAACCTAATCTAGGTAATGTAATTGCAACAGCTCTATCTTCTTGTAAGTTACTTTGTTGTTCTAATCTTACTAAAAACTTTTCTTTTGGTGCATAAGCTAAAGGCACTCTCATTCTTTTTGTTACAGCACCTGTGCTACTAGTATTTTGTACAACAATATTATTAAATAATTGACCAAATGCAATTGTCAACTTACGCATACCCTCGTTATAAAAATGTGTTCCGAACATTATTCGTCAACCTCTCCAAATGGATTTCTTTCAGTAAAGTCTAATATATCGTCTGATAAGTTACCAACAGTATCATAACCTGCTTCTGCATTTAAATCTAAATTACTTGCATAAGGAGATTGTGTTTGTACAACTTCAGCCGCTGTGTATTCTTCATTCATTATAAATGCTGGTTGACCTGTTGAATAATCGTGATAATCTTCTAACGCAATTGAACCACGACCTGTTAAGTTTTCTTGACCTAACTCTAATTGGAATCTGTAAGCGTATTCGTTTAATGAGAATTTATCTTCAACAGCGTCAAGTGTAGCCACACCTGTATTAATTTCTTCGTTTGCATATTCCCAACGAGTTACTTTTAATTTATAAACAGGTAAGTTACCAAGTTGGTAAAAAGGTTCTTGATCTTCTACAAATTGAATTTCAAAATAAGAATTCAATAATGGTACATAAACAATATCGCCCTCATTAGGACGACCAGCTGCTGTTAATGTTGCCTTATTTGAAACATGTTCCTCAAATCTTCTTTTAGATAATACTAAAGTTGTATCATCTCTAATTTCTAAACCAAACTTGTTAATGATTTCATTTTCACCAGCAAATCCTTCAGTTGTTTCAAAATACATTTCTAATAAGTATGAATCATCAAACCTACTTGAAGTGTCTTCGCCTAAAACTAAATCGCTATTGACAAGTGTACGAGGAAGATAATAGATATCCTGACCGAATATCTTTAAAGATTCGATTATAACATCTTCATGTAATCTTTTTTCTGCGTCACTTCCTATGCCTAGGCCACCTTGAAAATAGTGATTAACTGCCATGATTTTTTATCCAATCATCATTGCCGGATTTAATTCAAAGGTACTTCTAATCTCTGTTTCTAACTTTTCGATATCAGACAAAGCCTCTGAAAAAATTTGTCGTCCATTTAGTGTAACTCCACCGATCATTGCTACGCCATCAAATTTAGATAAGTTGGCGCCCCATTGTTTTTTAAATAATGCTGTGACATATCTTTTTAAAAATATATCATTGTAAACATCTGTATGTGTTTCAGGATTCATTTTTCTATATGCTTCAATAACAAGAAACTCACCTACTGATAAATCATTTGCCCAATCCATGTCAACATATAATCTGTTATCATGTTGATTAAATCTTAATGGTTTTTCACCTACTAAAATATGATCTAAAAAATCTAAATGTCTTAATACAATATCATAATTGATCATACTAGTTGATGAAAAATCATATAGATCATTTAATCTTAATTGATATCTTACATCAAACAAATTCATATTAGATTTATTTGAAAATGGAAAAATATTAATTACTGATATCACACTTTCAGGTACAACTAAAAAATTATTACCCTCTTTCCATGATGTAGTAACTGAATTTTTTGTAATTGATTCAGTAGAATCAGACGTAATTCGAGTCTTGTCAGCGTCTGTATATTGATATTTTAAGTATGCTCTTTGAATACCATCATAGTGATATTGTGAGAAATACTGTAATGCCTCATCCAATCTATCCTCTAATTGGTCATCATCTACATTTATCTCAATAACAGGCTTACCTAATGCTCTTAAAGCGTACTGTTTTAATGTTTCTCTTGTTGCTGGTGTTGCCATAATACTATTTATGCATCCTCTAACGCTTTATTCTAGCGCTTATATTTATTCTTCTTCCGTTTCTTTTAATGGTTCCACTATTACTTTACCATTTTCATCTGTCCAATCAGTATCAATCATGTGTTGATCTTTTCTTTCGCCAATAACCATCCATGAAATAGTATCTGTGCAAGTATTATCTTGTGCTGTAATTGTTAAAGTATTTCCAGTTACAGAACCTTTTACTGCTGTCCATCCAGTTTCATTAGACGTAAAAACTTGTATCTCTCTGTTTAATAAAACAAAAGTACCCTCACTCATTTCTGAATTTGTATCAATATTAACAGTTGATGTTCCACCAACTAAATCTACTTTACCACGATAGATATTATCAGCTTGTGGTGCTTCAACAAATGAGTGAACTAAATGATGAGTGTCTTTTTTTTCTGGTAACGGATGGTCAATTTTAAATGAGCCTGAACCTTTTGAAAGTGAACCAGTAAGTGTTAGACCAGATGTTGTTAATCTAAATTCAGATGAACTATTAAAGTCATCATTAGTTGATATAGCAAAACCAGTTGTTGTAAATCTTGTACTTCCTACGTGCCAAGTATTTCCACTTTGAAATCTCACTATACCTCTACTAGAGCTTCCTGCTTTATTAATGTTTAAACTAGCATCATCACCATTTGTTGTACTTTTTATTAAAATATCCGCATTAGAAGATTTTTCTACATGTAATATAGCTGTTGGATTTGAAGTCCCGACACCAATCTTACCGTTATCTTCAAGAGTAAAACCTGTGCCAGCTCCGGCTGTAGCATTGTCTATATGTAAATGCTCACCACTCATATATATTCTGCCTGAAATTGGTCCTGAACTACCAACCATTTTTATTCCATCATCATAAGTTTCAGCAGTTTGTAAAATATGTAATTTACTTGCAGGTGCTGTAGTTCCGATTCCTACGTTACCATTATTGCTGATACGCATACGTTCCGAAAGAGAACCACCTGATGCTGTTGAAAAAGTTAATTGAGCTGCGTTTGTAGATGAACCACTATTATCTATTACTAATCCTAAAGATGCACCAGGTTTATCTGTGCCTGTTGTATTATGAGATATTTCAATAGCATTTTTACTACTACTACTTATTGGTACATGAACTTTTAATTTTGTTTCAGCATTTGAAGGAGCATCCGTAGTTCCTACTAAAAGTTGACCGTCTGATGTGATACGCATTTTTTCCGTATCGCTATTATTAATTGCTGTTGCAAAAGTTAAAGCACTATCAGCTTGTGAAGCGTCGCCATAAGGAGATGTTCTTATAGATTTAATAAAACCACCGGCACCAGCAAAATAACTTCCAAAAGGTCCACCAGATTGAGCAAAAATAACTCCTGCTTCACCAGCATGATCAGATCCGTTTTGAGGTATGTGACCACTACTTAATTTTATAAAACCATTTGAAGCTCCACCACCAGTTTGAGTAGCTCCAAAGAAAGCAACTGGATCTGTTGTAATCTTTTTAACATGTAACAGATTTCCTGGAGTTGTAGTCCCAATTCCTATATTTCCTGCTGAGTCGATACGCATACGTTCAGCGCCATTGGAATGAAAATTTAGATTATTAGAACTATGGTCATAATTAATAGTAGATATTGTACTAGAACCACTATCTCCAAATGCAATTGTTGCTATACTTGAAGAACCACTTAAAATTGTCATTCCACTTCTTCCAGAACCTTCAATCACTAATTCATCAGCAACTCCGTTTACAGAACCACCACTACCAGCAGATGTAATATGTAGTTTTCCTAGAGGTGCAGATTCTCCAATACCAACTCGGTCTTGACCACCATCAACAAATAACATGTGAGTGTTATTATTACTTTCAACTCTGAAATCTCTATCTCCACTTCCTTCATTAAAAACTGCTCCACTACTTAATCTCATTACCTCTGCACCATTACCATAAAATACTTGATCGACACCAGAAGCTGCAAAGAAATCCATGTCTTCAGCAGATGTTAATTGTATGTATGCTTTTTGAGAACCACCATCATAATATCTAACTGTTGCTGAACCAGTAGCATCTTTAATAAGAGATACACTAGTAGAAGTACCACCATCAACTGTTAAGTTATGTGTTGGACTTGAAGTTCCTATACCAACAAAACCTGCTGATGTAATACGCATACGTTCAGTATTAGTAGTTTTTAAAATTAAATTACCTGAACCAACAACATTTAATGTGCCAGAAGGAGAGGTTGCAGTTGCGTGACCTATTGTAAACTTATCACCACCACCACTATCAAACTCTATTCCACCTATGATACTTGAATAATCACCTTTTATTGATGTTCTAAAAGTTGATGTTGGAGATGTAGTTCCAATTCCAACATTTCCTGATGATGAGATACGCATTTTTTCTGCACCTGCATTATTAAGATATGTACTGAAAGCCATATAACTATCAATATTAATATCTGCATTAGTCCAATCTTGTTCTCTACCAACTTCTATTGTTCCTGCTTGAGATTTAAATGCACCAGAGTTTCTTGATAGACCAAAACCAAGTGTAGTTTTTTGTCCAGTTCCTGCTGTTGTATTTCTGTTAGAAAGAAGAATAGGTATTGTTTCACCAGTACCAGATAAATCTACATCAAGTCTAGTTGCTGGCGCTGAAGTTCCGATTCCAACATTTCCTGATGTATCAACTGCTAATCTTTGAGTTGCACCTGTATAATCAAATAGACCAAGTTTACCATCTGTTCCTGCAAAGAAACCATATTTTCGACCACCACCAGTATTTTCTAGTAAAAGTCTTGCTGAAGAACTATGTGCAATCTGTAATGTTCTTGCAGTACCACCTTGAACTGAAGCAGTTCCAATTCCTACGTTACCTGCATTATCACCTGTTATCCAAGTTGTAGTTGTTGTACCGTCATAACCTGCAATTTTTAATTGTCTGTTTCCAGTATTACTTTCAGGTTGAACTGTACCTATCATTACGTTACCAGCACCTGTTGTTAAATTACAACCTGCATTGTAACCTAAGTAAATATTGTATTTTGCTGATTGTGTTCCTTGATTTTTACCTGCGTTTGCACCTACGGCAGTATTATAATAATTTAAAGATGTGTATAAAGCACATGTACCTATAGCAGTATTCCAAGCACCTCCAGCATTAGCTACTAATGCTTGATAACCGATAGCTACGTTATGACCACCAACAGTGTTATTTTGTAAAGCACTTTCACCAAAACTTGAATTTTTAGTTCCGTAAAGATTTAACATACTTGCTCTAACACCAACTGCTGTATTAGAAATACCTGTTGTGTTATTACACATGGCACAAAAACCAACGGCAGTGTTACTTTGACCAGATGTGTTATCTTCTAATGCTCTAAAACCAACGGCAGTGTTACTGTGACCTGTTGTGTTAGCAATAAGAGCACAAGTACCTAATGCTGTGTTACAAGTACCTGTTGTGTTAGCTTTTAAACTATTATAACCTATTGCTATGTTATCAATACCTATTGTATTAGAATATAAAGTTTCAAAACCAACGGCAGTATTTCTAATTGCTGTTGTACTATTAAATAATGATTCCCATCCTATGGCAGTATTGTAACAACCAGTTGTGTTTGAATATAATGATCTATAACCATAACTAACGTTACAAGCACCTATTGTACTTAAATGTTGTGAATAATATCCTATTGCCGTATTTTTAAAACCAGTTGTAAGATTTCTTAAAGCTTCTCTACCCATGGCAATATTTTCATAACCAGTTGTTATTGCTCTCGTTGAACATAATCCAATAGAAATATTATGATATCCACTTGCACCTGAAGCACCACATAAAGCTGCGTCACCAATTGCAATATTACAATGTTGATCTAAATTTCTAAGAGCAGCTGTACCAATGGCAATATTTTTATGTCTGTTTCCTAAATTCATTCCTGCTGAATTACCTAATAAAATATTATTAGAACCTTGAGCTAAATTTAGACCAGAATATATACCAACACCTACGTTAGAACTTCCTGCTACGCAACATAAAGCTGATTTTCCGATTGCAACGTTACCTTGAACTTCAACGCCACTTACATTATTACCACCTTTACACATAGCGTCATGTCCAATACCAACATTTCTTATTAATGAAAATGCATTTTGTCCTGAAATACCTCTTCCTGAAGAAGCACCTACAAATGTATTTTCACATATTGTAATGTCTGCATGTTGTAAATTACCTGAATTAGAACCAATATTAACATTATTACCTGCATTTGTTGAAGCTGTAACATTTCTACTATTAACAAATCCAGCATTATAACCTATAGCAATGTCAGCACTACCAGCAGCGGAAGCAGCATAACCTATAGTTACTTTATTTCTTTTATTTGCTGTACCTCTACCTGATAAAGCACCTATAGATACATTGTCTCTACCAGTTGTGTTGTCACACATTGCGTCTTCACCAACTGCAACATTATTTGTTCCTGTTGTATTTAATTTCATTGCTCTATGACCAATAGCAACAGCTCTCATACCAGCAATTGGTATAGCTGAACACATAGCATTTGCTCCTATTGCAACAGCAGGCCAATTATTCGTACCATCATCAACGTATTGACATAAAGCATTATTACCTATAGCAATTGTACTGCTTGGCATTGTATGGTTACCACCTGAATTTACTCCTCTACCTGCACAAGCACCAATTACAATAGCATTACTCATACTTGTAACACACTCTGCTGAACAATTACCCATTATAACGTTCCAAGATCCTGTTAAACATACAGCAGAACCTGAACCTACAAGTGTATTATAATTACCTAAAGTAGTTTGTGTTCCTCCTCTTACACCAGGTCCTATAACTACGTTTTGTAAACCAGCAGTTATACATTGAGCAGCACCATTACCCATAAATATATTTGAACCTGCGTTTGAAGTAGCTGAGTGTTTAGCGCCGGCGTCTAATCCTATTGCTATGTTACTACCAGATCCTAAACTACAACCTGCTCTTAAACCTATTGCAATATTTGTAGTGCCTTGACCTTGAGTATTACCCATTGCGTCATTACCAATTGCAATACTACATCTACCTGTTGTATAAGCTTTCATTGCATTTGTACCAATAGCAACGTTATCACTACCAGTTGTTAATGCATATAAAGCACAAGATCCTATGCCTATCGTATTTAATGCTGTTGTAGATGATCTTACTGCTTTAAATCCTATTGCAACATTATTATCACCACATGTATTAGTTTTTAATACTTCATAACCAATTGCAATGTTACAAGAACCTGATACGTTATTTTCTAATCCATAGGCACCTAGACCTACGTTATAATTACCTGTTGTATTATTAAATAAACTTTTGTAACCAGCTGCAACTTGACCAAAACCCTCTGTATTATTATATAATGAGTTATGTCCAAGAGCAACGTTTTGTTGGCCTATTGTGTTTGCTCGAAGTGAATCTGTTCCTATAGCAGCGTTATATTCTCCTGTAGTGTTAGCATACATAGACTGATAACCTATGGCAGTATTCTTTTCACCTGTAGTATTATTATATAATGCCTGATATCCATGAGCAGTGTTGTAAGAACCAGCGTCACTTACGTTTGCTGTAAGAGCTTGGTGACCAACTGCTGTATTATAACAACCAGAAACATTGGCTTTCATTGCTTGATATCCTATAGCAATATTACCTGCACCTTGATTATTAGCACATAAAGCGTGTTTACCAATAAACAAGTTATTTGCTGTAGCACCTAAACAATGTGGACCACCTGTACTATTTGAAAAACATAAAATATTTTTTAAGCATAAATTTTGAGAAGTATCAAATGTGGCTACTATATTACTATTAACAAGAATATTTACTCCCGAATTTGTGCCAACTGTTCCCATACATGCTGAAGCACCAGAATAAGGTGCTAAAAATACTAATGATCTACCATCTGTATCAGCTAATCTTAAAGAAGTGTGAGATGAATTATTACCAGATGAAGCGTCAATCGTACAATAGGCGCCACCGTTTTGATATCCACCATTTACAGCGAGTTTTTTATTAAAACCAAATGCGTCTCTAGTATTACAATAAGTTAAATTTGCACTAGCGCCATCTACTATTATACCTGCGCCATTAGCCGCAGCTGCGTCAGCAGCTCCTTTTGCAATGCAAAGTGTTTTATCTTCTATATCTAAAGTAGCAGTATTTAAAGTTGTTGTAGTACCGTTAATTGTTAGATTACCAGCAACAGTAAGATTGCAACATATACCTACATTACCTGTTGTACAATTAATATCTAAATGTACAGTATTATTAGCACCTCTTAAATTTAAACCACTTGTTCCACCTTGAATATGTAATGCATTACCGCTACTATAAATTCTTCCACCTACAACACCATTGGCATCATTATCTCCACCAAATACTAATTTAGTTACACCTGTTAAAGAACCACTTGAATGATTTGCTACCGAATCTGTACCAAGTGCAATACCACCTATTACATGTAAATTAGTTCCTGGACTTGTTGTACCTATTCCAACATTTTGGTTTTCATCTATAATCATAGCTGTAACTAAATTTGGACTACTGCCTGAAGCGTCACTAGTTTGAAAATTTAATTTACTTGTATGAGCTGCGGCTGGTTCAGTTATATAAATTCTTGCTGTAGCAGTTGATGATCTTGCAAAACTTAAAGCTGCACGAGCATGATGATCATTTGATATGGTTAATCCACCTATTACACCTGAAGATGTATTATTAATTTCTAAAGTATCTTGTGGTGATGTATCTCCGATACCAACTCTGTTGTTTGTTGCGTCAACATGTAAAGTATTTGTATCTACTGTTAAACCATCAGATACTAACGCACCTGTTATAGTTGCACCAGTTGATGTTGTTGTAAGTTTACCAGCATTTGCATGTCTTAAAACAACACCACTTGAAGCAAATGTGGCTGTAGTATGACTGTTTGAAGTATCAACTGCTCTTAAAAAACTTGATTCAATTCTTAAATCACCAGTACCAGCATCTTTAATATAACTATTACTAGCGTCATGGTAAATTTGTAAATCATTACCTGCACCTACATTAATAACATCATCATCACCTAAATTGATGTTGCCTGTTGTAGTTAGTCCATTAAAAGTAGGTGAGTCTGTTGTATTTAAACCTAAATCACATCTAATAGTAGCTGGCGAATTTAAATTAAATGAACCAAATGTTAAAATTTCTATTTCGTCATTGTTTGCTGGAGCAGCTGCAAAAGTAACAACTGTATTACTTGTTTTTGTAAAGTCTGTGCCTTCAACAAGTTGTACACCATTTAAAAATACTAATACAGGATTAGTAGAAGTGTATCTTAAAACTTTTGCATTTGTATCAGCACCACTAAAAGCTGTAGTGGATCCATTACCGGTATACTTGTATCTTTCAACTATACCTGTCTGTTCCGGTGGTGATACCCCTATATAACTTGCCATAATTTCTCTCTAATCATATTTATTCGTCTTCTAAAGTTTTAATTTTAACTTCTAATTCTTCAATTTTAGTTTGTTGTTCTTGTACTGCTTTAACTAATCTTGGTACTAAATGAGAATAATCTACTCCCCAACTTTTAACTGGCTTACCATTTTCATTTAATTCGTCTGATCCTTTTGTTACTGCTTCAGGAACTACATTAATTAATTCTTGTGCAACAAAACCAAAATCTCTATGAGTGTCAATATTATCTTTCCAATCAAATTGTCTTACTTTTAAATCTTTAATATCTTGAATAGCTGAACCAGAGTTTTCTATATTTTCTTTTAATCTTTCGTCTGAAGCATTATTAAAAGCAATTGTAGTAGCAGAGTTAGATGTAATATAACCAGCTTGTGTTTGACCTCTGTCAAAACTCATATGATATTGTGTACCACTTGTGTTTGTACTATTTAATCTTATACCATAAGTAGTATTACCATCATGTGTAATTATCAGTTTTCCATTTGTTAGTGAACCTGCACTAGTAGCTCCAATTATAACTTGTCCATTACTAGCAATTCTCATACTTTCACTATAAGTAATCTGATTATTAGCAGTTGTAGGATATGCTCTTGCAAAAGATATAACACCACTTGTCATCATTATTCTATTTGTATGTGATGTACCAGAACCAGTTATAGCATAATTATTATTTCCACTTCCTACATAAGCATTTTGTAAAAGTTGAAATGAACTATTTGTACCACCACTATCTGCAATAACTCCATTAGCGAATTGTATTTGTTTGTAACTAGATGAAGACATTGCACTAGGAGGTATTACACCAAGACCAAGTTGACCTGCTGATGTGATACGCATTTTTTCATTACCTTCAACAGACCAAGTATGAATACCACCTGCTGAATTTATATTTCTATCCCAATGTGCTCCTGCATAAACTCCATTATCTGCTGAAGATATATCGAAACTACGATTTCCTGTTGTAGCAAATCTTGCAACTATTCCTAATGAACTATCAAATACACTTAATTTATGTGCAGGATTAGTTAAGCCAATACCAACATCTCCTGTTGGTGAGATACGCATCCTCTCATTTTGATTGGTATTTAATATCAAAGGATATGAGCCAACAGTTCTTACTGTAATACCTGAAGAAGTCGCTTGAAAATCTCCATAATAAGGTGTATCATTTTGAACTCTTATTGTTGAGTTAGCTCCACCATCTACAACAAGATCATATCCTGGATCAGTTTCACCAATTCCAACATGACCATCATTCCTAACTGTTAATCTAAAATGTCCTCCTGATGAAATAGCCATATTATTTCCAGTAGAATGAATACCTTGATTGTCTATTGTAGAACTACTTGTATCTGCAAAATATAAAGCTGACGTTGTTCCTGTTGATTGAAGTTGTGCTGTTCCAGCAGGTCCGACAATATGAAGTCTCCTTGATGGAGATGAAGTTCCGATTCCAACATTTCCTGATGTGATACGCATACGTTCCGTATCATTTGTATAAAAAGACATAAAGTCACCATTATGAGCATAGTGAATAATACCTTGACCATTTCCTTGTGGGTCTCCAAAACGAATTTGTTGACTAGCAGTATTAGGTGAAATAAATTGTAATACGTTAAATGGATTATTGGTTTCTAAAATTGCAGTTGAATAATTATTACCAGTAGCACCAGAATCTCCAAGTTGAAGATGAAGTCTTGTATCTGGAGAATTTGTACCGATACCAACATTTCCTGTACTTGGTTTGAAGTGTAATCCACTAGCTGAACCATCAGTTAAACCAAGTGTGTCTGAACTATCCCAATATGTTAAATATGCTTTTGCTGTTCCACCTTGTGAAAATCTTATTTGAGAATTTGATGTTGCAGAACCATCTATTATAAATGTTCCATTACCAGATGCACCATCATCACCATCAATTAATACACGACCTTTAACTTCTAATTTTTGTGTTGGTGCTGAAGTTCCGATTCCTAGTCCAGTAGCGGTCACTCTCATTCTTTCTGTACCTGCTGCTTGATCTGAGATATGAAAAGAATCATTAGAAGCAGATAAATTATATGAAGCTGTAGCACTTCCTGTTCTTTGTAATTTTAATTGTGAATTATTAGAAGCTGCTGATATGTGAAGCATATGGTCTGGAGAAGTTGTACCGATACCAATTTTTCCGTCATCAGCAATCTTCATTCTTTGAAACATAGTTCCAGCACTTGCAGTATGAAATGTTATATCTGCATTATCTTTATTTGTCGTGTCATCACCAGCGTCAAAATTTATCATAGCAACTGCTGTGCCATTCCAATTTCCTCTTAATCTTCCAAGATTATTTCCTGCACTACTTCTATTAGCATCAAAAACTAAATCACTATAGGTATTACCCGTTGATTTAATAAGTATTCCTTCACTACTTGCGTCTGTATGAATATGTAAATTATTTGCAGGTGATGTAGTCCCTATTCCAATTTTTCCGTCTGATTTAAGACGTAATATTTCTGAACTAAAAGAACCATCAATTCTACTTCTAAATACTAAATCTCCATTAAAATTACTTTTCCATTCGTTAGCTATTAACCATCTTGAAGCATTAGTAGTTTTTGTTTCTAAAGTAAGACCAGAATATTGTGCGCTATTATTTGTGTTATGTATTCCTATTCCATTTGCAACACCTGAAGTTGTTGAACCCATTGATGCACTTGTAGGAATAGCTAATGTACTATCTACAGCAGAAAATATTTTCTGTGTTGGAGCTGAAGTTCCAATTCCAAATTTACCGTCAGAGGTCATACGCATTTTTTCAACATTAGAAGATAAAAATACTACATCACTAGCTGTACTTGGACCAATTTGTGCAACAGTACCAGCAGTTAAAATTCTAAAGTTTGAATTAACACCATTTGAAAAATCAGCTTTTAAATTATCTCCAGATTTTTGAACAGTCATATCACCAGCAACAGTAAGTGTTTGACCTGGTGATGTAGTTCCGATTCCAACATTTCCACCATTTATAAAATTAGTACCAACTGCATCCAGTCTATTTATTTCCACACCACCTGCGTACATTTGAAAAATTGATCTATCTAAATTTGATCCTGATGTTGCTCTTGGTCCTAGTTTAATTAAGTCAAAATCGTTTGAG